TCAGACTTGCGGTTTATTTGCGGTTTTTTCGTATTTAACCGCAGTATAATGGTATTTTTCGAATGATGCTATTTTAAGAGACTGGATCAGCCTATCCTGCATATTCGCCAAATCTTCTATAGAGTCTAATGTAACCCATTCGTTAGTTTTGTAATCTTCCATAGGGAAGCACACCTTTACTTTTCCTGCCGCTCTTTTGATTCGAACAATCCATCGCCAAACAGAACCATACTTGTTGATTGTAAAATACGATTTGAAAGACGTATATTGAATCTCATCTTCGTAGGCATAATCTTTCAGTAATTTCTTGACCAAAAGATAAGCCTTATAATCTTCGCCATTTGCTATAGGTGAAGGCTTATCACCTTTCGGCTGCGGAATAGACAATCTATCATTCAGTTGAGTCCGAACCTCTCTTGCAACCTCATCTACAGAATAACTGCAACCGATTGAGTTGGCTATATACTTTGCAAATGTATCAGAGCATTTGAATACGTCATTCTCTAGAAATGTCCTAACCTTCTCTTCAATATTAATGTTTTCTGCAATCTGCATAATTTTCCGTTCATCAAAGCAGTTTCTTTGAAACCTACCTAACAATTCTACATCATGTTTATCAAAAGAGCTTATATCGAAAACAAAGAATGGTTTTGAGTCCATCAAGTTCACTCTATCCATATCTGAATAGAAGCGATATTCTATACCGTTAGTAAGTATTGCGAACCTAGCCTTAGTTGCCACATAATACTTAGCTAGCTGGAGGACAAAAGCATCTAGGCTCTTTTCACACTGCTTGCACTCTACTATCATCGCAGGTTTGGAATCAATATTAATAGCATAGTCCACCTTGTCTCCCTTACGTGAAATATCGCAATCCATTTCGGGTATAACCTCTAGTGGATTGTATATATCATAGCCGAGTGAGACAAGAAAAGGAAGAACGAAGGCAGTCTTCGTGGCTTCCTCAGTCGCTACATGATTTCTCAGCTTAGAAACCTTGTCAGATAACTCTTCAAGAGTTTTATATAATTCCATTGCTCTACACCTTATTATATATATTATACTATGCGCAAAGTTAAATAATCTGAATATCAAGATATTTCTGTATATTTTGTACCGATATTACAAATTTATTTTGTACCTTTGCACTGTCATTCTAAAAATAACAATGCAAAGATACAAAAAAGATTGGAATTTGGCATGAATGATGTGTTAAGATGCACTAAGAGCAATAAGTTAAATTTAAAATTCATCGTTATGGGATGCACTAAGAGCAATAAAGCTCCAAAAGTTGGAGAAAAAAAGAACGCTTTCGTAGAATTGGTAGATTTGTGGAAGCAAGATGTCAATTGGAAAAGCAATGCAAAAAACAACAGAAAAATCTGCATTGGCTTCGGTATCTCTCTAACAGCAGTAATGGTATTCTGTCATACTTGGCTGTTCATACCAGCTATTATCGGATTGTTATGCTGTCTATCTAGTCTGAAGGATTTAAATGTGGAGGAGTAAGATATGGCAAGATTTATCGAAGTAAGAAACCTTGAAGGCTATAAGATACTCATCAATGTCGACAATATACAATCAATACGACAAGTTGACGGTTTGGGTAAAACTTGCATTTTGCTTAATAATGATATAGTACGAACAGAACTTGAATACTCGAAGGTAGTCGAGCTTGTCAGCCCTAAAAAGAAAGGATTTCGCTTATGGCAGTAACAAGTAATGAACCAAAGGTAATAGCAACAAGCAGATACAGCATCAATGAGACCTGCGAGTTGCTTGGCATCACAAGAAAGACCTTACAGAAGTACACTATGTTTGGTCTTATCAAATGTGGGCTTAGAAAGGCAACCATGAAGAAGTTCTATACAGGACTTGAAATCATGAAGTTCTGGAGGACTGCGGTATGATATATGATAAAAACCATCCTCTCCGAGTATGCACACTTTGCAGTGGATATGATTCGCAATGTCTAGCTTTGAAATATCTCAAAGATAAACATTCAGAATTTGATTTTGATTTGGTTGCCTGGAGTGAAATAGACAAGTCAGCTATTACAGCTCACAATATCCTCTTTCCAGAATACAAGGATAGAAACCTTGGAGATATGAGCAAGATCATGTGGGATGGTGTTAAAGATTTCGATATGCTCACATACTCTACACCTTGCCAGTCGGTTTCTACTGCAGGAATGAGAAAAGGCATAGAGGAAGGCAGCGGAACAAAATCATCTTTGCTATGGTATACACGGAATGCCATCATAGCTAAGAAACCAAGGTATCTCTTGATGGAAAACGTCAAAGGTCTGGTAACAGAAAAGTTTCGTCCATTTTTCTTTGCTTGGTTGAAAGAACTCGAAAGTTATGGTTATACATCATATTACAGGGTACTCAATGCTAAAGATTATGGTGTTCCTCAAAATCGAGAACGAATATTCGTTATATCCATAAGGAGAGACGGAGAAGAAAACTTTCACTATCATTTTCCGAAAGCAGAAAAGCTAACATTAAGGATAGCAGATATTTTGCAAGATAACGAAGATAAAACCCTCTATATTTCCAAGAGTCTGTCAGACGGACTTATCAGAAAGACTAATGCCAATGAAGTAAGTTCTCCAAAAATAATACATATAGGAGACTTGCCTATAGGTGCCAAATTTGCAGGTAAGCAGAGAGTTTTCTCTATTCATGGCATATCTCCAACGCTTATGGAGAATATGTACAAAGATCCGAAAAATTATGGTTGCATTCCTAAAGTCGTAGTTAAAAACAAGGTTCGTAAGTTATCTCCTTTCGAGTGTTTCGCTTTGATGGGAGTACATAAAGAGGACGACTACAAGCTATGCAATAGTGGTCTAAAAAAAACAAAGCTATACAAGTTATCTGGTAACTCTATAGTGACTAATTGCATGACTGCTATGTTCGAAGAGCTTCTCTACCCTACTGGTAACAGCTATGTAGAGAAAGATGGACAATTATCATTGTTCTAGAGCCTACACCAAAGCTACTCCACCTTAGGCAAGTGGATTCTTTACTCTCAGAATTTGGCGGTAGCTTTGGCATCTGAGGATTGTGGCTACAGCGTTGAAAGTGTAGCAGTGCATATAAGCCTGGAGCGGTATTATTCTTATCAGACCATGTTTTACCTTGCCGTGTACCAGACCTCTATGATGCAATAAGACCAAGAGGGTTTGACTCCCTCAATCCTCACTTAACGCAACAAGTGGTAAATAGGATAAGGTTTAGTTTTTATGTTTGTTGGTCCCTCATTGTCTGTGAAGATGGTGAGGGATTTTTTTTGTAGCTTTTTTGGAGACTAAGCCAACACACTTGCTAACACACCTACTAACACACTGCTAACACACCATAAAAGACTTATTATCAATAATTTACAGAGATTGAAAAAAGTCAGCTAACACAATAGCTAACACACTGCCTATTTTTGCTAACACACTGCCAACACACTTTAAACAACTATAAAACAACGACTTACAGAGATTTCAAAAAGGCAACTAACACACTGCTAACACACTGGTAATAAATATTGTCATTTTAGCATACACCACCTAACACACTTGCTAACACACCTACTAACACACTGCTAACACACCATAAAAGACTTATTATCAATAATTTACAGAGATTGAAAAAAGTCAGCTAACACACTCACTAACACAATAGCTAACACACTGCCCAAAAACTTTTCTTTTGTACTAACGTAGTTAGTATCTTTCTTTTATAGTATATATATTTATTATTATATATATAATTATAATATACTAACGTGCGCGCGAGAAATTTTTGGGCGGTTGTTCTAATGCAAAATAGTGATGCTGAACATTGCTCCATACTCATCATACTGAGGAATGGTAATGATGGTTTTAGCTCTTGCCCCATCTTTAACCTTCTGAATTGTGATTAAAGAAGTCCACTTTGAAGGAATGTTCTCATCAAGTTCTTGGCATACTAGGCGGTATACTTCAACAGCACCTCGGTCAACAAAAACTTTTCCTTCCTCATAACTGCAAGAAGTTATCTTGAAGGATAGCTCATCTTCGGTACCTGCATCAATTGTCAGTTTACCTTCCTTCACAGAAATAGAGTGCTCAACTTGCATTGGATCGCAATCTTCGGCATCCTTGTTGACAACGAAGTCACCTGCTCCAAAAAGCCAATGAATTTGCTCAGTTTGCGTTTCAAAACGCATAGAAAATGTACCAACAGAGATTTCTTGCGGTTCTAAAGCCATACAAGCCGAACAAACCAATAATTCTACTACAAAAGAAACAAATCTTCTCATAAGCGAAATTTTAAGGGTTATTTTGAATTTTAAACATCATACCTACACCTGTCAACAGCCATTCGGCATTAACGTTATAATCTTCAACTAGCCAAGCAAGCCATTCTGATTTGATAGCTCTTCCATCTGGGCACTTCTTAAACGTAGAGAAATTCCAATAGTTGATACCATGAGATTCGGTAAAAGTGCGTATTCCTCTAGCTTTACGCTGGTTGATAGCAACATCAAGAGCAAGGAAGAAACGCTTTGTTATCGCCATGCCTGTTGGCGTTGTCGTAAGTTTCATACGCTATAAATATTTCCGTGTACGTTAATTATATAGAAATCGCTTTTTTATCTGCAGGAGTAATAGTCTCCCCATTAGCTAGCTTCTCGAAACATCTTGCAAGATGTTCGTATGCCTGGCGTAGCTCCTTTATCTCCACATCTTTCTGTGCGTTAATTTCGATGAGACGATTTATGACAGAAAGCGAATCTATTTGCTCATTTGGCTTTTCTGCTTTAATTGAAGTCGCAGGAATATCATCATTAAGCATATTCCCTTCTCCAGTCAACAACCAGTCGATATTGTACATAGGCTTGGCTGTATGGATAAGATTAGCCATTCTCGCACTCACCTTCAAAACCTTACCATTAAGGATGTCATAAACCGCTTGCGGTCTACTGAGTCCCATATCCTTAGCAAGCTGCGAACCAGTTATATTTTCTTGCATAAGGATAGCATTAATAACCTCTTTTGCTGTCATACGTATAATAAAAGTTAAAATACAGAGATTTCTTAATGATTTGTACCGATATTACAAATATTATTCTTATCTTTGCACCGTGAATATTTAAATAACAATGCAAAATTACAAAAAATTATTTGTATGGCAAATAAAAGTGAAGAAAAAAAGCAAAAAATGACCCTTTTGGATTATTACGAGAACCTTCCAAAGTCCTCGTACCCAAAGAAGGATTTCATTCAGCGCATCATGTCAGAATGCGATGTATCATTTACTACTGCTCGAAACTGGACAAAAGGTCATACAAGACCGATTGTTGATTGGCAGATAGAAAAACTGTCTGAAATTACAGGAATACCAAAAGAACAGCTATGGCAGTAGAGTTTTATATGTTTGATGATGAACTTTGGTTCATTAAGGATGGTACCGAAAATCAAGCTCTCTCGGAAAAAGATACAGAAGTCATTAAGAAAATGATTGATGCTATCCGAGAAAGATACCCCGAAGCCTACAAGGCTTTATCTAAGGAATATCAAAAGAGTGCAATGAATGTTCCTTATTATCAGTTCTTGATAGTCAGAAGATTCTGTAAATGCAACTTCGGAAAGCTTGATACAACCACCTACGATATTGATAATCTCGGCAGGCTTAACTTTGAAAAAGTTGAATGCCCACTGCGAGGAGAATGTAAGAACGAAGGCATTATTTGCAGCCCAAAGTTTAACTCCAAACTATCACCTGCCGAAGAAAGGGTAATGAACCTTATCTATCAAGGTTTCACAAAAGAAGAAGTTGGTGAAAAGCTTTGCCTCTCTCCGAACACAATTAAACAGCATGTCAGATCTGCTTACTGCAAGCTACGTGTTCACGATAAGGGCGAGTTTGTAAAGCTAGCTAAAGATAATGGATTTTTTAATAATTTAAAGCACTAAGAGCAATGAGTATGATTAAAAGAAGCAATGAAATTGCTATTCAGAAAAACGTTAAAATGATGGTTTACGGACAGGCAGGTATGGGTAAGACAACTTTTGCCCTCTCAGCACCTAAGCCTTTGTTGCTTGATTTCGATAATGGTGTCAAGCGTGTTAATACCGCACATTTGGATGATAATGTCGGTATCGTACAGGTTTCTAGTTGGCAAGATATTCTCAACTTGCTCAACTATAACAAGAAGGACTTGGAGGAGTTCGATACCATCGTTGTAGATACTATTGGAAAGATGATTGACTTCATCATCGCTTACAGATGCAATGGTCGCAATCCTCAGATACAGGATTGGGGCACCATCAATAACGACTTCAAATGGTTCACCTCATATTTGTCACAGCTTAACAAGAACATCGTCTTTGTCGCACATCGTGACACACGCAAGGAAGGTGAAAGTACTGTGTATATCCCTGCACTTCGTGAAAAGAACTACAACAATATCGTTACCGATTTGGACTTGCTTGGCTATCTCGAAATGAGAAGTGAGAATGGACAGCAAATCAGAACTATCACTTTTGACCCTACAAGTCGTAACGATGGTAAGAACACCTGTCAGCTTCCTGGTTGTATGCAGATTCCGGTTATTCTTGATGCAAACGGACAGCCAACCGCTCCTAATAACTTCATCGCTACTCAGATTCTCTCACGTTATCAGTCTATGATAGCTCAGAAAGAAGAAAAGGTTAAGGAGTACAATAAGGCTCTTGAAGAGATTAAGGAGGGTGTTCAGTTGATTACTGACGCAAGAGGGGCAAACCATTTCATCGAGCACATCAAAGATTATGCAAACTTGGGTAACTCCATCATTCTTCATGCAAGAAGTCTGTTCACCGAGAAGGTAAGTGCTTTGAAGTTGGTTTACAATAAGGAGACCAAGCAATACGAAGACCCACAAGCAGCATAAGCTATGGAAGTAGTCAAGTTTAGGTTCTATGCGACGCTTTTGGATGCGTATCAGAACTACCTTGATAGTGACATCATTTGGAGTAAGTATTGGGGATGGTCTGAAAATCCACCCCATACTCCAGAAGAGTTCAAGAAGATACAATTCCAGTCGTTAATAGATAAGATAAATCGAGTATCATTCGATAGTGAAGCTGCTGACAAAGGCACAGCATTCAATGAGGTTATTGATTGTATGGTCCTTCATCGTAACTCGGAGAATATGGATATCCACACCATTTATCAAGAAGTAGAAGAATATCCGTATAGCAAAAGGGTTCCTGTCGGTGTAGAAGCAAAGCTGAACGGCAGAAGTTTCTGCTTCCCTATTCGGCTAGTCCGACATTATGCAGCCTACTATAAAGGAGCATTGCCACAGGTTTATATACAAGCTGTCTTGCCTACCATGTATGGCAAAGTAATGCTGTATGGGTATATTGATTACCTTATGCCGTTCTGCACTCATGATCTGAAAACAACACGTCAGTATGCGGTTGGCAATTACAAGAGACACTGGCAACATAAGGTCTATCCTTATGCCCTCATGAAGAATGGTTGTGATGTTTACGACTTCGAATACAATATCTCGGAAATCGGAAAGACGTATTACAGAAACTACACAGAGAGTTATACGTTTAACCCTAAAAGGGATATTCCTCTACTCACTCAACACTGCGAAGGATTGATTAGTTTCATTCAAGAAAACAGAGATTTGATAACAGACAAGAAAATATTCAATTTGGTTTAATATGGCAGAAGAAAAGAACACCAATATCGTTGCACTCCAAGAAAAGGATGTGCAATTGGTGGTAAGCAAAGAAACTATCGGTCAGCTTACCACGAATATCAAAGAGGTTAAAGCTAGAGTTGAAAAGGCTTTGCCTATGTATGACATCAGCAACTATAGCACCGATGATATTCCAAAGTGCAAGGAAGACAAGGCTTTACTCAACAAGGCAGCTAAAGCACTTGACGATAAGCGCAAGGAGCTTGAAAAGGTTTGGAATAAACCTTTTGAGGAGTTCAAGACAACCTGTAACGATACGTGCAAGCTTATCAAGAATGCGGTATCTCTCATTGATGGCGTAATCAAAGAAGATGAAAATCGCACCAAGAAAGCTAAGAGTAAAGAGATTGAAAAGCTTGCTGAGAAATGCGGAGTGGAAACCATCGGTATCAAACTAGACCTCATCTTTGATGCAAAATGGCTCAACAAGACAACTTCAATGAAGTCTATCGAAAAAGCTATCACAGAAAAGGTTGATAACATCAAGAAAGACCTCGAGACCTTGAAGTTATTTGCAGAAGATTACGATGCACTTGCCGCCCGATACAAGGAGAATCTCAATCTGCAGGAGACTATCGCATACGCAAACAAGCTGAAAGAACAGCGTGCCAGCTCAGTATCCCCTAATAAGAAAGAAACTGCAACACCTCCAACATCACCTCAGAAGGAAGTCGCGGAGAACAATGCAGCCGAGCAACAGGAAGAGAAGCCAAAGAATGGTAAGATGTCTTCTAATGAAGAAGATGCCATGGATGCTTTCGCTGCCGCTATGGGACAGTCGGTTGCACCTCCTACTCCAACCGAGACACGTACTTACGTTTGTACCGGTACAAAAGAGGCAATGGAATGTTTGGAACGCTTCATGCGTGACAATGGTATCACTTTTAATGTTCAGTAAAAATGGCATTTCAAATTAGTGGAATTATTCAGCATATAGGGAATACGGAGAGTATTCCCTATCAAGACAAAGTCTTCAAAAAAAGAGAGCTTGTCTTGGATTGCTCCTATCGTAACCAGTTCACAGGGCAGATAGAGAGAGCAAACTATCCAGGCAATCACGTTGATGATCTGAACGGCTTCAATATGGGTGATATTGTGACGGTATCATTCTCCTTGAATGGTTCACGCTCAGAGAAAGATGGGCAAGTCAGATACTTCACTAACGTTCAAGGTTATAAAATCGAGAAATATCAATCTCGTTATAATCAGCAACAGGGTGGAAATCAGACCGCACAAGCGGCTAACGGAAATCAGCCAACACCTACACAAGGGGCATGCCAAAGCGCACAACAAGCAGCTATGGAGTCTGCAAGAAATGCAGCAGCACCACCTGCACCTAATTTTCCTCCCGCAGTAGATGAGAACGGAAACCCTATTCAAGGTAATAATGATGATTTACCATTTTAAAACTTAGACTATGGCACTCTATAATTTGAAGAACGTTTACGATAGGAAGAAGTTCAAGGAAGCCTGCAATCAGATGGTTCTGAAGAACGAATACGTTGAATTGAAAAAAAAGAATACTCAACGTTCTTTAGCTCAAAACAGCTATCTACATTGTCTGTTAGGTTACTTTGCTTCCGAATTTGGTTACACTCTCGAAGAAGTCAAGTTTGATATTTTCAAAAAGATTTGCAACCGAGATATATTCGAGAGAAAGCGACTTAACAGAAGAGGACAGGTGGTTACCTACATCAGAAGTAGTACAGAACTCGATAAGGCAGAAATGACAACTGCAATAGAAAGGTTCAGAAATTATAGTAGTGCTCAGTGTGGGCTTTACCTACCTACACCTCATGAAGGTGAAATGTTATTTTTTGCTCAACAACAGATTGAGCAGTGTAAAGAATTTGTATAATTTAAAACAGAAAATATTATGTTAGCAGATTTGGATGGTCACAGACCAGAGAAGATTGAGTTTTGTTTGACCGAAGCTCAGAAAGAAATGTTCAAGGACGTGTTGGTACTTTGCGAAGGTGCAAAGAGTGCAGATGAACCTATCAAGGTTCTGCATGACAAGTTCAATGCTCTCTTCCCAGACAATGAAGTTGTTGACCGCAAGTATGATGATTTCGAGATTCACGCTATCCGTGAAGAGTACTGCATCAAGCAGGAGAATGATGTGCCAAAGCGCAAGGAAGAGTTGGAAACCGTTCTTGCTCAGATCAAGACGATGAAGAAGAATGCCGAAGAAGCATACGCATCAGCACTTCTTGAAGTCAGTGATTTGGCAGCAAGAGTTAAGAATGGCATCACGGATTTCCGCTTACCTTCTACTAAGACCGCTCGTATTGCTCTCAATGGTCATTACCTCTTCTTTGCTTGGGTAGATGATAAGTTCCAGCTTTGCAAGGTTCAGAAAATTCCAGATTGGGATAGAAGCGGCTTGTGGAGCCAGGAAGATGTCAATCAGCAGGCTATGAAGGAAGTTTTCGGCATCGAGTTCCCCGAAGTAGAAAAGCCAAAAACAAAGGCTGAGGAGCAGACTGATGATAATGACCTTCCTTTCGGTGATGATGATGAGAATGGTAATGATGAAGACGAGTAATCATGTACACACTCAGACCATATCAGAAACAAGCAAGTGATGCTGCCGTCAGAGCGTTCACAGGCAAGACTAAGAAGAATGGACTTCTTATCTTGCCTACGGGCGCAGGCAAATCGCTTGTAATCGCAGATATTGCAAGTAAGCTGGATAGTCCGCTACTCATCTTTTGTCCGTCAAAGGAAATTCTAGAGCAAAACTTCGCTAAACTGCAAAGCTATGGTGTTTTTGATTGTGGAGTATATTCCGCTTCTGTTGGTTGCAAGGATATAAACAGAATAACTTTTGCTACCATCGGAAGCGTTATGAACCACATGAAAGACTTTCAGCACTTCAAGTACGTAATGGTTGACGAATGCCATCTTTGTAATGCGAAAGGTGGACAATACAAAACCTTCTTCGAAGCCGCGGATAGACAGGTTATCGGCTTAACAGCAACACCATATCGACTAGGAAGGGGACTTAATGGCAACTCGATGCTAAAGTTCCTTACGAGAACTAGACCAAGAATATTCGATGAGGTTCTGTACTATTGTCAGATTTCAGAATTGCTTGCAAAAGGTTATCTTGCCGATTTGAGATACTTCGATTGCACTCAGCTAGATATGTCTAATGTGCATGCCAACTCAACAGGAAATGACTTTGATGAAAACTCCCTAAAGTTGGAATATGAACGAAGCGGATTCTATGATCAGCTTACTTCCACTACCCTACGTGTATTGAAGCCAAAGAATAAAATACCGAGAAAAGGAGTTTTGGTCTTCACTCGATTCACGGAAGAAGCGGAAAGATTGACAGATAAACTGCAACAGAAAGGTATTAATTCTGCAATCGTTACAGGCGAGACTCCAAAGAAAGAACGTGAAGCTATCTTGGAGAAGTTCAAGGATGGCACCATAAAGGTTGTCTCTAATGTCGGAGTTCTCACCACAGGATTTGATTATCCCGCACTTGACACGGTTATCTTGGCAAGACCAACGAAGTCTTTGAGTCTCTACTATCAGATGGTGGGACGAGCTATCAGACCTTTCAAGGATAAAGACGGATGGATAATCGACCTTGGCGGTAGTTTCCGTTCCTTCGGAAAAGTCTCTGATTTAAGAATAGACCTAGAGGTGCAAGGTTCATCAAGATGGTGTATCAAGTCTTTAGGCAAACAATTGACTAACGTAAGTTTTTAAATTATGAAAATTGAAGCAAAACAGATTAATGAGTGGGTTAAAAAAGCCTACGATAATGCTGTCAAACATGGATGGCATGAAGAAGAAAAGTCTAATGCGCATTGGTTGATGATGGTCTGCACAGAAGTAGCAGAAGCCGTACAAGCTGACCGCAAAGGAAACTATATGGACGACCTTGACAAAGAAGGTCTTAAAACCGTACTTGCCAACGACCATGGTGGCAGTTTGTTCAATAAATACTACTCTGATACCATCGAGGGAAAAGTAGAAAGCGAGTTGGCAGATATTTGTATTCGTGTTTTTGATTTGATGGGTGTTTGTGATGTTGAGGCAAAGGACGGATTTTCCACATTTGACTCTGAGGTTAAGTATGCTAAAGAGCATAGTTTTACCGAAAATGCCATCATGGTTACTAGAACTATCGTTTCGTGCAACCTTAACTCATCTATAAGTGTAAAGGCAGAAATGTTCTGTGTCTTATATAAAAGTATTCTTTCCTCCGTTTTTGAATGGGCAGAAGCACTTGGAATCGACCTCGTTCAGCACATCAACTTGAAGATGCGTTATAACGAAAGCAGAGAATACCATCACGGAAATAAGCTGTATTAAAGAGTCCTATGGTTATGAATAAATACTATTTCAACCGCAAGCCAAAAGCGGCTCAAACCGAAAAAAAAGAGGTAAAAAAGACTACTTCTAAGAGCAAACCTAACTTGGTTAAAAAGCTCGATCGGATATTCTCTCTTTATATCCGCTTGCGTGATGTTATGGCTAATGGTTATGTTCGGTGTATATCCTGCGGGCAGATAAAGAGCTTTGAAGATGTGGACTGCGGTCACTTCCATAGTCGCCGACACATGGCAACTAGATTCAATGAAGATAACTGCCATGCTGAATGTAAATTTTGCAATCGTTTCTCTGCGGACCACCTTATAGGCTACCAACGCAACCTCATTCAAAAAATAGGGCAGCAAAGATTTGATTTGCTAAACGTGAAGGCGCATTCTACATGTCACTTCACTTCTAGTGAACTAGAAGATATGATTGCTCACTATACGGCTGAGGTTAAGAAACTTAGCAGTCTCAAAGGTATCAAAGTTAATATTTGATAATATTTTCGGTAATATTATTTAATCAATAAATAATTTATTATCTTTGCACCGAAGAAATTAAATCTCTGAAACGTGGAACTTTCGGATAAAAAATATTCAGACCTCAATAAGTATTGTTTGGGTTCCACCTGCGTAAGCAGCTAAACAAGAAAGTTGAGGTTTTATTGTACAACTATGGCAGATTGGATAAGACTTCCTCGCAGCATGTTTGATTGGGATTGGTTCGATAAGCCCGAAATGCTTTCCCTCTTTCTATATTTGCTCAACAATGCAAAAGAGAAAGAAGTAAAGCATGATGGGATAGTCGAGCATAGAGGACAGTTTTTGACTAGTCTTGGAAAACTCAGCACTATTATTGGTGCAGGAAAACAAGTGGTTAGAACCTGTTTGTCAAAGCTAATAAAAATGCAGCTAATAGAAGTGAATACGGAAAGATTATATTCCATCATCACTATCTGCAATTATGATGACTATTTTGAAGCTGAGGTCAATAAGCCTAAAAATGAGCTAAAGAATGAAGATACTAAACCAGTAGAAGCACCTAAGGAAGATAAGCCTAAGAAAACGAAAGAGGAGATTGCAGCAGCAACCGAAAAGCGAAAGAAAAAATTCGGTCAAGATTTAGTTCCTTATGTTGCAACTTATGGCAAGGATATGATCAGAAAGTTCTATGACTATTGGTCAGAAACGAATAAGTCCAAAACTAGGATGAGGTGTGAGACTGAGAAAACATGGGATTTAAATCTAAGGCTACAAAATTGGGCAAGACGAAATAAAGACTTCGGAACAAAGCAATCTGGTACGGCTCTACATAATTCGGAAAACAAAGATTATAACGAAGGAGGATGGTAATTATGAATGTAGATTTCAATCAAATTATTCAAAGATTCGAGAAGGGAGAAGACTTGTTTCTCGCTGACAAGGTGAGAATAAGGATTCCTAACGCAGAACAAAGGCTTCGTGGGGGGCTAGACTATTTCGTTGATAAATACACCTGTGGGGAAGTTCCTCATGCGAAATGGCTAGAGAATAATTATCGTCCTATCGTTGATTGGATGACAGACAATAAAGGAAAGGGGCTTCTTATTACAGGTGGGTGTGGTCTCGGAAAAACTCTGATAGGTAAGCATATACTTCCTTTACTCCTTCAAGACTCTTGCAGAAAACTCGTCAATATCTTTACTGCCCAGGAGTTGAATACAAAGATTGATGAGATTCTGAAACTCCACATCATTTATATTGATGATATTGGCACAGAGGAGGTGTCGAAGGTTTATGGTAATGTACGATGTACATTCTCTGAATTATGTGATGCAGCAGAGCAAAAGGGGAAGCTTCTCATCATTACCACCAACTTAACTGCAAACGAACTCGAAGCAAAATATGGAGAACGAACTATAGATAGGTTAAAAGCCATCACTAAGTTTGTCCCTTTCACAGGTAAATCATTAAGAAAATAGATATGGAAATTAAAGAAGACAAAGATTTCTTGTTTGCTACAAAGCAAGCTAGATTAGCAACCTTCCTTGAAAATGATGAGGAAAGAAGAATGTTTAGAAACGCCATTTACAATGCTATTAAGTGGGGTAAAAGACATTAGTATATAAACTACAAACAAAAGAGCAATGAAGATGTTACAAGACATTACAGATTGGTTCAAGGCTGAAATTCTTGGCGACCAATCATTACAACAGGAGAGAAAGAAACTGAAATCACAGAAAGATTTCGAGAAGCGTATTAATGAAGCAGCTCGCCATGTCTGCCTCTCAGATCGTCCTAATGATGATGGGGCTCCATATCCTGTTATCTGCATGGATGGCACCGTTATCTATAAAATCTGCGAGAATCCTCGAATCGAGAAAGGAGAAATCAGCCTTGAAGATGTAGGGGAAGTTTTGGTAAGGCAACGCATTCATTATGCCGAAAACAATCTGAATTTCAGATAGTTACGTGGTTTAAAAGTTAAATAAAGTTGCTAAAAAGCGATTAAAGAAAGTAACGTTTGGTCAATCCAAAATTTCTTTGTATCTTTGCATCAGTTAATTAAACAACAAATAAGTTTAACAATTAAATGATAAGAGCAATGAAAAAGGTAAAGTACGTTATTAAGGCAACTAAGTTCAAAGATAACACATACGAAGATGTTGTTTTTGAAAATCAGCCACTCAGTCAAAAACAAGAAACATTCAGTGACGTAAAGCACATCTTAGATTTGGATTTCGAGAATGCTTTAGACGAAGGCAAGAAAGTTCAGTATGACGGAGTAGAGCTTGATATCTTCAATGAAGATGGTACAATTCTCAAAGAATGGATTCAAGACGTAGCATAAAGGTAATGGGGTGACTAACCATCACTCCACAATATATAGAGCAATGAAATACGAAGAAACGTTTAAATCCGAAGTAGCTTCAATTGAAGCTATGCTTTACAAAGCAAAACAACGTAGAAAAGAATATGGTGCATTGAATGCCATCATATACATGAAAGAATGGCTTAAAGTTGTCTACGAAGAACTGAACGATTTCACATTGACTTAACAAAAGATATGAAACATGTATGTAGTAATTGCATATCTTCCGATATATGCTATAATGAAGGCAAGAAGCCTAATGACACTTGCCATCAATGGGAATGGAGATATACAGGTTTATGGTTTGATAATTAAAAAGTAAGACAATGGGAAAAGAGAAAGTTACAGTAAACGATTTGAAGGTTACACTCTCAGAGCTTGGTGTAACATCTGGCTTGACGCAGGAAAAGATTATTCAACGCCTGCAGGTCAATGGCTGTTTGATTGCAATGGTAACAGATGTATTGGATCAACTCATCAAGGATGAACAGGGCATGTTTAGGCTGTTAAGCGTTCGCTACAAGCAAGAGCAGAAGATGCACTACACTCAAATGCAGGATGCTGCCAAAAAGTACTACTTCCATTTGAAACCCTTTAATAAGAGTTTCTTCGGTGATGAGAATATTTGCGCCAACCTGGAGGATAACGCAAATGACATCTATGAAATCATCAAACTTCTTGCGGACCACACTAACGACCACAAGGATATGGAAGTGATTAAGAGAAACCTCAGAAAAAGAAAGTTGAACCATCATATTTTCGATTAAGATTATGTCAGTATATAAAGCAAACGTAGATTTATCAGACTTATTTCACGATATGTCTTACAATTATCAGAAAAGCTTCCTTGTTGAAGAGTTCTGTTCTTTACCTATAGAACATCAGGTAAAAGTTGTTGGCGAAATGCTGAAGAACCTTAATGGCGATCAGACAGCCAAAGTTATAGAAGACGCTTTTGATAACTTGCATGAGCAAGCACAGGAGCACGTAATCAACTATGTGAACGAATAAGGCTATGATGTCCGATAAACAATATAGAGTTGCTCGCAAGGGTGTTGTCGAGCAACTTAAATTAGCTCAGAGACTTCATTGCAAGCACATGGAGCAGAAGTATAAAGTGGCTTTGGAGAAGTTAGAGAAACGCTTCTTAAAGCCGGATGCAGTGGGATGCTTCGATTTGGGCGCAAGGGTATCAAATAGTTATTATCATCTTTAAATGGTTAAGGTTATGGAAAAGAAAGAATATTCTGTTGTCGAATTTATTCAATATCTCAAAGATAAGCCATATATTGAGCTTTATAAAGCTGCTCGTTTAGCTGAGATTTATATGAGAAGAGAAATGAGAGTATTGCGATATTCCCCGTTTTATTTAGATAGAGAATAAATGTATAAAGTATAAAATAAAGGTTATGGCTACAGCAAATTTTGAAATTGGAAATAAAGAGTTTGAGGTACGTTTCATACGAGAATCAGGTTATCCTCCAACAAAGAATGAACGTGGTTCTTCATTGGTTGAGTATGATGTAACTACATACAAAGATAATCAGCCAATGATAAAGAAGTTCAATCAAAAGAGGCGTGTTTATTTTGACCTTGAAGGTAATGTTTATAAGGATAAGCAGAGCAACAAGGTATGGTTCAATCTATATAAAGCAAGCTAATGGTTATGGGAACAAAAGTAGAAGTAAGAACTATTCCTCTGCATGGATTGTTCATCCATAGCAAGCAGGTTTGGCGGTCACTCGGTAAGCTTAGAGCTGAAAGCCATTCTACGACAGCGCAAAAGGTGTTTATGAATGAGCATGATACCGAGGTATCAACTGAGAATGCTGATTTCATTGATGGCTTGAAAGTCACTCCTTATGATGGTGAGCTGCCAAAAATATCAAAAAACGTTGGTAGTATGAGTTACTACCAGTATTGTTTAACGCAAAAATTGGTTTAGTTATGGAAGATTTATCTATTGGCTCAGAAATCGTCTTGAAGGTGGTTGAGGCAGAGAAAGAACAATGCAATGGTTGTTTTTTCGATGAGATATGTACCGACATTTATGAAAAAGTTTGCGGAAATTTCAAGTGTGTCGGAATCGACAGAAAAGACGGAAAGGCTGTTCAATTTAAAAGAGTGAAGTGATATGGAGACAAAAATTAATATAGCGGCTATTTTAAAGGATAAACCGCAAGGAACTAAGTTGTATGACTGGTTGCATAATATAGATGTAGAGTTAGATACTATCAGTACTACAGATACAGAAACAGTAGTCTGGTGTACGAATGAGACTAATAATAATACTACTTGCCATCGTGGTTATTCCGAATTTGGTACAGAAAGAGGTTATCCTGATGGTTTACAGATTCTCTTTCCTTCTAAGGAAATGCGTGATTGGGCAAAGTTTTCTTGGAAGAAGGGCGATGTACTTGCTAATGGAGAGGGCGACTATTGTGTATTCAAAGAATTTGCTCATTCTTCATACCAAACAAGTAAGTCTGTATTCGTTAAGCGTAACAAAGAGTCTATTCAATCTTACTCATGTCTTTTGGATACAAAGGATTGGCACAAAGCATCACATAGTTGTACCGCTACATACATCAATACCATTGAGAAAGAATTAAGTGGTAAGCTGAATATGGAGACCTTGGAGATAGAGAAGACTCAGCCTGAGTTCAAGGAAGGAGATATAGCTTTTGCCGACTATGGTAATAGACAAGATGTATTTATAGTATCAGATAAAACTGATTTATCAGAAGGTTATAGCTCATTTATTTCTTTAGATTTAAGTAGTCTAACTTTGAGTATGGGCTATAGAACTAGTTTCTTTAAGAAAGACCTTTGTAAACTTCGCCTTGCCACTGACTCAGAGAAAAAACAGCTCTTTAATGCTCTCGAAAAGGAAGGCAAGGCTTGGGATGCTGAGAAGAAACAGATTGTGGACTTGAAGCCAAAGGTTGAGTTCAAGCCTTTCGATAATGTGTTGGTTAGACATCAAAAAACTGAGGAATGGCGTGCAAATATATTTAGCCATACAGATAAGACAGATGAATATCTTGACTATGTATGTGTTAATGGTAGATGGGAGTTCTGCATCCCTTACGAAGGCAACGAATCATTGTTAGGTACAACTAAAGACGTGGAGGGCTAGATATGATTAGAGACGGTGCAAAGATAATTGTAACACCAACTGGTGTATCACTTAAAGAAGCCTTGACTAAAGAAGTAGTTAAGGCACTCAAGGAAAAAGCTTCCATCTATATGAATTATGAAATCCCAGAAGTAAAGCTTGGTGGCAACCCTCCTAGTGGCAAGGAAAGCCGTAGAACTAGGAGAATGTTAGAACTTAGAAAAAGAAAGGGTAGATTATGAATAATGAAATCATAGATATTAATCTTAGTTTTATCAATACTGATTATTTCTCAGTATCTGTAAGGGATGGGGCTATTTCAGTTATTGGTAGAATAACCAAGTTAGAGATGGAAAATTTTGTAAAGGCTCAATATTTCGAGATTAAAGAGGTATTGGATAAAAATAGTAAGAAAGGAAGATAATTATGATAGACGATAAGAAAATAGAATCTGCAAAGGAAGAAATCTACGAGGATAGATTCTTGCTTAATGGTGAAGAGATAGTCTTCAACAATGATGAAAAGGAAGAAATGTTCTACAAAGAGGACATCAAAGAAGCCATTGGACTAGGTGCTAAGTGGGGTATCAATGAGCTATTGAAGGACATGTTTCACCCTGCTAGCGAAGTTCCACGTAACGACAACGGAAAGGTTCTTGCGTTCTCAAAAGAATTCGGTAATAGAAAGCTCTACGACATGAACGATGAGCTTGATAAAACCACTTGCAATACATATCAAGAAATGTGGGAAGAGCAAGTCAATATATTCCATTTGTCTGATTGGATATTTATAGATGAGTTGTTTGACTTGATTACGAAAGGAGGTGAGTAATGAAAGAGCTTAAAGATTTGGTTGTTGGTGATGATGTACTAGTTACAGGTATGTATTACAGACGTATCGCCAAGGTTGATAAAGTGACAAAGACTCAAATTGTTGTTGATAACGCTAGATATAGAAGAAATTCGGGCTGGCAATGTGGTGACGTATGGGATAGGAAAAGTATATCTGTTCCAACAGAAAAGGAAATATCAGATGTTAAAGAAGAGAATTTTCGCAAGAAACTCATCTACGCTATCAGGTCTTTTGATTTCAAACGCTTATCAACAGATGAGTTAAAACAAGTGTATAATATTGTAAAAGGCAAAGAAAAATGAAAAAGAATAAACACTCATTAAAGATAAGTCGTAGCTACTTTGGCGAAACTACCCTTGATGGTTATCCTATAGCTACATATTCAAATGATGAATTGAATATTCTAAAGAACCTGCTAGAAAGGGTTCTGTGTGAAGTAAATGGATATATTCATCTTTAGAAAAGTAAAGCGTATGGCACAGAAAGAATTTAGGAAACCACCTCGTTATATGGTGGGTGATATAGTTTATAGTCACGGATTTATTTGTATTGTCTGTAGCATCTATCCGTTCAATATAGATTATTCTTACGACTTGAAAGTTATTGATGGGCAAAGCTTGGGCAAAATTTGTCAAAATGATATTATGCACGTTCATATTTGGGAAGAGTTTCTTAAAAAGAATGGATGGACATGTTATCGCTCTGAAGGAGAATGTTTTGGGCATAGGTGGTATAAACACCAAGAATACCCTTTCACTTTGCGATATAATAATTTCTTGGGAATTATCGGAGTATCTTTCAATGACGGAAAAGACGATACTGTTATGATAAAATGTGTAGATGAACTCCAACATATTCTTTTTGGCTTGCAATTAGATAGCAATTTAAAAATATAAGCGTATGTATTTTGAATATAGAATAGTCAAAATTGAGAAAGGTTTGTTTCTCATCGAATATAAGACCGCTCCTTATGGAGTTTGGCATGAAGTAAAAAACAAACAGTTCAAGACTAAGCCAAAGGCAGAAGCTTGGGCTAGAAAGAACTTAGTTTAATGAAGTAAAGCGTATGGATAAGTATAAATTGCATAACGATAAGTGTGACGGCTCAAAGTGCTGGGTTTGTCAATTCACTTGGTGTTGTGATAAGTATAATCATCATAAAAAGTAAAGCGTATGGAATATGAAGATTATAAAAGAGCAAAACAGTTACAAGAAGAAACACTCCCAGCTTTTGAAAGATTAAAAAAAGCTGTTTCTGTTGGCACGCTTGACAAGAAAGCAATAAAAGAAATTGGAGATTCTTTTGCAAACGCTATGTTTTATGAAAATGATTTTGCAGATTCTCTTGAAGAATTTATTGATGGGTGGGCTGTAAAATTTAAAGAGGAATTTAATAAATTGTAGGTTAACCGCCTACGGACATAATTTTAAAGATATGACAAAAGAAGAATTAAAAGTAAAGGTTGCCAAGCAACTAAGCATTATCGATGATGCTAACAATGAGATTTGCTCTTACGTAAATGATTACATCGAAAGTCTTCCATACAAAGTTGGAGACAAAGTTAGCTGCTCCAGATGTGATGTTTGTTGGATTTCAAACATTATTCCAATGAAAGGTTATAAAGGTTATACTGGCGAGATTGATGTAAGAATCAACCCTGCTAAGAAAGATGGCACTCGCTCCAATAGAGAGTTTGTACTATGGAGTATGGAAATTGATAGTATCAAGAAGATTGATTAATCAGATAGTAATATGGATAAAAAGGTATTTGAAAGAGCAGACAAATTAAATCACTTTCTTACAGCACACAAAGAAACTATTAATTTGTATTGCAACTATTCTAATGGCTGCAACTACAATGATATGTCGTATGTTCTGAAAGAAATTGATGCTATAAATCCCGAATTATCTAAGGATATTAAAAAGGCTGTTCAAAAATCTTTTGATAGTATTCAAAAAGAGTTTGATGAGCTTTAGCAAACTAACCACCCTCTCCTGCAACAGGGAGAGGGTAAAAAGAAGAGAATATGTTAAAAAGGAGTGAATTTAAAAGAGGAGAATTTCTTGTAACAAGTGATGGAAATATATTTATCCATGATGGTTATATAAATGGTGATGGATATGGATGTTTGATTGGTATGGATTCCAACGGCGATATTCAAAAGCAAAGTGATTGGGGAAACTTTATGCGCTATCCAATAGACCATATAGCATCAGATAAAGAAATAGACATCCTTATGCGAAAAATAATGGATGCAAAGCATATTACAAATTACTAATTATCATCCTATCCTTGGTAACAGGGAGAGGGTAAAAAGAAGAGACTATAATTAGATTTGAATATCGAACCTATTGTAACGAGTATAAGATAATAAAGGTAAGCAGAAAAGCTTATATTATTGAATACATAGATTACAATCATCCTTGCTGGATGGTTAAAGAACATAAGTTCAAGTCTAGGTTAAAAGCAGAGAAACATATTAAAAAACATTTTATTGTGGAGGATAAGCAATGAGCAAAGAAAAAGCTATCGAGAAAATACAATATGCCACAATGCAAGTAGCTTCTGTATATGCGTGTTCTTCTATCTTTGATGAAAAAACAAAGGTAATAGAAGGCAGACAGAAAGAACTTGAAAAAGCGATTATCAATTTGCATGATGCACTTAAAGAGTTGGAGGATTTATGATACAAAAGCAGACATGGAAGGATGAAATCAGAATTTTAATAACTGATGAAGAAAATCTTGGCTCAGTTCAAATAGGCATTCCGTTTTATGTTAGTAATATTTTCGGCAAAGCTGATGCTCTAATATACGCACTCTTTGTAGATAATAATCATAGAAGAAATGGTGTTGCAAAACGCCTATTACAACTAGCAGAACAGCAAGCTAAGTTGAATGGAGTGAAGACAATCGGATTGGAATATTTTAAAGATGAATCTGATAGATTTGTTCTAGATTGGTATCTCCGTAGTGGTTATAAACCATTTGATAAGAAAAGTAATTTATTAATTAAAAAAATATAGTATTAGTTATGTCATGGTTAGCAGTAGATAAAGGTGGCTGTGAACATATTTTTGCAGAAAAACCTTGCAGAAATGAAAGTAATACATTATGGATTTGCTCTGTCGTATATTTATATGGGCAGAGGTACGCAAATACCGGTTGCTGTTACCTTCCTAAAGGCAGCATCAAGAAGCTCATCGGAAGAGAGTTATCTTGGAGCGATGATCCAGTAGAACTTAAAGAATAATAGTTATGTTTGGATTTTATGTTATACTTACCCTAACTATTCTATATATAGCTTTTATGGGTGGAGTTATCGGTTATTTAATTGGTAAATATTGGAAAAAGAAGTAGCGTATGAAGATAGAAAATATAAAGTTCAAAGCTAAAGAACTTGGAACAGGAAAATGGAAAGAAGGTTTTCTTCAAAGAGACATGGATTACAACCTATGTATTCTTATTGCTAAAAAAGAAGAACATTCTTGGTATTGGACTCAAATTGACCCTTCAACAGTCTGCCAGTTCACAGGACTGAAAGATTGTGAGGGCAATGAATTGTACGAACATGATGTTATCAAGAATTATCCTTTTATTCCATCAGAAATTGTATGGTCGGAAGAGTTAAGTGGGTATTACCTCACACATGCTAATGGAAAGATTTATGAAAAACCGTTAGGTTATTATCTTTCATTAGGTAAATTCATATTTGTTGGCAACAAATTCGATGAGGAGAATAATGTATGAAAGAAAAGTTTTTTAATTTCTTCAAATCAGTCGTATGGCTCGTCTTAATTTTCATTATAGGGACAATTGGTTTTAGGATTTCTTTCAGCTTAGGAACTCCACACAAAAAAGAAGAGTTTAATATAAAAATATTCACCAAGAAAGGGCATGACTATCTGCTTGTGGACACGAAACACGGAGTTTGTGTTATTCACGCCGAGAGCTGCCCTTGTAATAAAAAGAAGTAGCCTATGAAGATTAGACAAGCCAAGAAGATAATGAAGCGTTGCTACGGAAGTCCTCGCTATATAAGGATGATATTGGATGGTTTGAATGTATCGAAAAAACTGCCTAAGATTAAGCAATACTGGGAGCCTAGATGGGCTTTATATTATGCTAGCAAAGGTGGTGGTCATGGCAGAGTTGACCATCGTATCGTGAAGGCAGAAAAGATTACTGCAAGATATTTTCGTAAGCTAATGAATTGCCTTACTAGGCTGGCTGACAAAAATCCTTTCGATATTAGAGATATATTAGGTAGTTCAAATAAACTAAAAAAATATGATTATGAAACAAGAAATGCAAAAATCAATCTTAAAGATTCAAACAGCAGTCGAAACTCTGACAAGACAGAAAGTTATCGATAAAAATGTGTATGACTTTATCCATGGAGAAATCAAATCTCTTTCGGAAAGTGTGGAGAATATAGAGGAAGTAAATAACCTAGATGAAACACTCCTTACCTTCACAGATAAGGAGGAGTATGTAAACCAGCATATCAACCTTGCTGATACATCTGTACTTTGCAAAGAGTTGAATAGAAGAAAAGACATTGGTGACGATTTCTTTGTAGTAGCAACAGAGGGAAAATAAGTTAGCTTATGGAAAGATTAACTAAAGTAATGGATAAGTATTTATCAGAAGCAAAGAAGAAGGTTCTTACCCTCGCAGTCAGCAAGGAATGGTTCGATATGATAGTGTCGGGCGAAAAGAATGAAGAGTATCGGGTAATTAAAGATTTTTGGATGAGTCGCCTTCTCCTTATCAAGGATGAGAAATTCAAAGATTTCGATAAGTACGATAAGCTTCATATCGGTAAGACATTTGAAATGCTTATAGACATCAATACTATCAAGGAGAAACTGAATAATGGTACAATGAAGTTCGTACCATTCACTCACGTTCTCTTCAAGAACGGCTACTATGACGATAGCCCAAAGGTAGAAAAGGAGATTGAGAGTATAACCATCGGCAAGCCGAAGAAGGAAATGTGTCCAGACAAATGGTTGGATCATGAATTTTTCATCATCAAGTTCAAGTAATATGGATAAAACAACAGAGCTATCATATAATCACCTCATTTCGCAACTCAGAAAAGAAAACGCTGATTTGAGGAATGAGGTGCGAGAATTAAGGAAGTTGCTAACAAGAAAAGGTGACAAACCGCCTAATTAACACTCCGTAACACCATGTTAAAAGCAGTTTTTGCGTTTTTCTTGTCAAATTAGCTTCCTGTAATTTTCGGTAACATTAGTTAAGTTAACGAAACGGCAAATACTTCACATAAGCCTTTCTAAGCTGTTCTATTTTCTTCCCCATATCCTTATACCATTTTTCTGAAAAAGCCTTATATAGAGGAAAATAGGCTTTATTTAACACTCTAGTTATCAACAAGTTATATAAAGTTAAGCAAGAAAAATAATGAGGCTAAAATTTGGTCAAATGCTAAAAAATGACTATCTTTGCACCATCAAAAATAAATAATAACAATTAAAAGATAAGAGCAATGAAACAGACAGTAAACGTATCAAACAAAGCTGAGGTTGTAGCAGCAGTTACAAGTGATTTTGATGGAGGTTATAACTATTTCGAAGGTGACATTCGTAAAGGTAATCTTAGAGCGCATGTAGTTAACTGCTTCTATGGTAACAAGTTGAGAATCCAGATTACCTATTGGGAGGATGGTAAGAGTGTAGCGGTTGATACTGCTTCAACCTGTTCAACAGCAAAGGGAATTGTTAGTAAGGTTTCTAAATTCTTAAATATCAAGTAAATAAAAAGGTAACGACTGGTCCAACCAACTAGTCACAATAAGAGCAATGAAATGTTAGACGGAACAAACATTCACTTTAAGAAAGCAGTTAATGCTGTATTGGTAAAGGTTAACAGAATACATAACAACACCATGTCAGTATACGTTAACAAAAAATATATTAATATCACCATGTTTGATAATAATACTAATGTTTTTTATTCAGACATGATAAGTGATTATTTAAGCAAGGATGAAATCCTTCAGAAGTTAGATAACTTCAATAAAATGTATCACGCATGGGTGCAACTTCAAAAGAAAGGAGGTCGCCATGAATAAAGAGTACATTGGAACAGATTGCTATAATCGTAAGATGGAGCTTTACCATATCGGCAATGAAGTTTATTGCGACCACATCAAAAACGGAGTTGTCGTCAAGACAAACAGCATCACTGTAGATAACCGCATTCTTGGATTGTTTAGCAGTCCTCATACAAGCGGAGCATATATCTACGATGAGATAGCAAGAATGTATGGCAAGAAGTTATAATAACTGCATATAAAAAGTAAGAGCAATGAAGACAGACAACGTTTTAGAGCATTTCGCTGAAATGATGATTTCACGAATGCAAAAGATGAAGGCAGGAGATTGGAAGATGGGTTGGTTCACCACATCTTATGGTGGTAACCCAGTGAACCTTGGAGGGCGTGAATATAATGGAATGAACTCATTCTTCCTGTTTCTCTGCATGATGGACGAAGAAAGATTCAAATATCCTATCTTTGCTACCTTCAATCAGATAAAGGCATTAGGAGCTAGTGTGAACAAAGGAGAGAAAAGCTTCCCTGTTCTGTTTTGGTCCATTCAGTACAAAGACAAGAATGGAAACAAAATAACAGAAGACAGCTACAACGGAATGACTCGATCAGCCCAACTAGAATGCAAAGTTCAGCCTTTCTTGAAGAGCTACAATGTGTTCAACCTCAGCCAAACCAACCTCGAAGAGATAGCACCTAAGACGATACAAAAGTTGAAGAATAAGTTCAGTCTCAAAGATAAGAATGAGTTACCGACAGACACGGCAGGTATGTACGTCAACGAGAAAATTGATGATATGCTTCTTTATCAGAAGTGGCTCTGCCCTATCCGCTACGACAAGTATTCAAGTGGAGCTTTTTACAGAGTTGGGGTAGATGATATTACAACACCACTTAAAAGTCAGTTCAAGAAGGGCAATACAGAGCAGGAGATATTCGAGGATGGACAGGAGTACTACTCAACCCTTCTACATGAAATGGTTCACTCAACAGGGCACAAGTCTAGATTGAATAGAGGGTTTGAGGAAGAGAAAGGAGAAAATGACTATGCAAGAGAAGAGTTGGTTGCAGAGCTTGGAGCAGCTCTTATCGGAAACGTCCTAGGCTTTAGCAGTCGCATTTTAGATAATAACGCTGCTTACCTGGATGGTTGGATCAGCAAGCTTAAAAAGCAACCAAAGTTCATCGTTTCTGTTTTGACAGACGTAAACAAGGCAGCTAAAATGGTATTAGAAATCGTGAACAAAGAAAAGGCACAATTACTAATGCCTGCATAAGATATTTTATTGCTCTATCTAAGGCGGTATAAGCGGATTTGCTTGTATCGCCTTTATTCATTATCCTCAAAAACATAAAAAGCTCTATAAGCGAAAATAAATATGCAATTTCTTGGTTAAATCTATTTGTTGATTAAATATTTTTAGTATCTTTGCACCAAAAGTAGTAAAGATATGAACATCGAAGAAATACTCAAGAAAACTGATACTATCAGCCAAAAGATAGAAGAGCTACGCAGAAGGACTGTAATGGTCCCTTTGTGGAGTTATCTTTTGAGTTTATATGAGCCAGCAAGCCATAAGGTAATGACAGATACCATAAGCCTTCGTGATAAAGACAATGGTGAAAAATCATCCCGTATAGCGGTTGCCCTTGAAAAGCTGCTCACAAACAGAATAACAGAATTTACATTCTCTATACCTGTTAAGAGAAAGTACAACACTCCAGAAAATGATATTCAGAGGGAAATCCAAAAGGCATTAGAAAAAATCTACGATTGTGCTCATATTGACAACATGAACTACAAACGTGGACTAGCCTATTTCGCAAGCTGTGAAATCTTCACCATCTGGTATTCTGTTAAGAAGCATAACTCTCTATATGGTTTTGAATCAAACTACAAGTTGAAGTGCAAAACCTTCTCCCCTATGGATGGAGTAAGATTGTACCCTATCATTGATGAGTATGATGATATGCAAGCTATGTCGTTTGAGTATGATAAGACCGTTTCCGATAAAGAGACGATAACATTCTTCGAAACCTTTACAGAAAACTATCATTTCATTTGGAAGAAAAGTAACCTTAGTGAAATGTGGGAGGAAGTAACTGCACAAGTTGATGAGGACGGGAACACTGAGAGTGGTGAGGAAATCATCATCCATAAGATTCCTGGAGCATACCTGTCTCGACCTCACGCCATCTACGAGGGGCTTGATAATATCCGAAGTGAATTTGAGTATAATGTCAGTCGCAATAGCAACGTGATTGCATATAACGCTGCACCAATCGCAAAAGTCAAGGGTGGCATAGTCGGACAGGAGAAAAAGGGAGAAAGTTTGCGTATATGGAGAGTCGAGAATGATGGCGATATTTCATACGTATCATGGAATCAGTCGCAAGAAGCGGTTAGCGGTCAGAATAAAACCCTCCTCGGATTGTACTGGATGCTTTCTCAAATGCCAGATATTAGCTTTGAGAATATGAAATCTCTTGGTAATATCGGCTACGATGCAAGACAGACGTTGCTCACAGATGCACATCTGAAAGTTCGCATGGAATCGGGCGCTTTCAAGGAGTTCTTTGAAAGAGAGTTCAATGTAATCAAGGCATTCTTGAAGGTCATGAATCCAAAATGGGAAAAGGAGATAGATAACGTCACCTGCGACCACATCATCACTCCTTACATACCAAAGGATGAGAGCTACGACATCACCATCAGACAAAAGGCTAATGGTGGTAAGCCGGTAGAAAGTCAGCTTGAATCCATCGTTAAGCTTGGGCAGTCGCAAGACCCTCAGCAGACAATGGAGGATATTCGACAGGATGAACTTAATGCGGCAGCAGTACAGCAGTCTGCTTTTGCTATGGGTGAACAAACAATATAAACGCAATAAATTGCACAAGTTATGAAGAAAAAAATCGCAATTTGGCTATTCAAGTTAGCTAGAAGACTCTACCCTATCAGTGTAACTGTCTTCGAACAGAAAGAAATCCTAGAGCCAAAGGTATGTGCCAAGGCTTATCGTATCGACAAGAATTACATTCGCCACTACAAGCGAGACCATCATGTCAAGTCCATGAGAGAAGCTTTGCATGAGATAACAAAGGAAACTCTCGCACAGGCAAAGAAAGATGTACTCAATACTATCGAATCCAAGATCATGAAGCAGAGAGTATATCAGAAGGATGGCAATACGATTGTAGAGGTAAAGGTTAATTGCTATGTCTCCAAAGAAGAAGGTTAAGCCTATTCCAAAAGAACCTCAGTTCTGCAAATTATGTGCCCACGTTTCCAATCCACGTAATCTTAGTGTTACGGGAGAGCCAACGTTGGGCACTTGCCCTTATGAGGAGTTTGCTATCCTCTATCAAAGGGAATGTGTAAACGAACATTATAAGCCGAAATAAATGAGACCAAATATCCCCAATCAAAAGAAAGCATACGATGCTCTGAACAGACGCTTAGTTAACTACGTGGCACAAGTTCAGAGCATTTATGATAGAATCGCTAGCCAAGTTGCTACTGCTATAGATGGTGTCGGTTATGATGGTTCTGCGGAGTTCTTGTTTGGGGACTATCCAGAACTGAAACAAACCATCAATGGCATTATGACCAGTTATGCTGCACAGATGAATAACCTCATCTATGCAGGTACCACAAATGAGTGGAAAGAAAGTAACATCATGCAGGACCTACTTGCAAGAAAGGTACTTCGTGCTTATGATTTTGAGAAGGGTGGAGATAAGTACAACAGGTATTTCCAACCTAATTCAGATGCTTTGAAGGCTTTTCAGAATAGGGTTGATAAGGGGTTGTCTGTTTCGCAGAAACTATGGTATCAGTCACAAGCCTTGAAAAAGGAGCTAGAGCATACCATATCAACTGCAATAGAAAGAGGGCAGTCTGCGGTTGTCCTCAGCAAGCGAATCAGTAAGTATCTGTTAGACTATCCTTCATTAAAGGCAGATTATACAGAAAAGTTCGGAAAAGCCGCAACATGCGCGAATTGCCAATACGCATCTATACGTTTGGCAAGAACCGAGATAAACATGGCTTACCGAAAGGCAGAGCAGACACGTTGGCAACAATTTGACTTCATCTTGGGCTATGAGATTAAGTTGAGTAAACGCCACCCTGCACCCGACATCTGTGATGATTTGTTGGGAATATACCCAAAAGACTTTGTCTTCCTAGGTTGGCATCCTAACTGCATGTGTTATGTTGTACCTATTGTGATGAGCGATGAAGAGTACTATGGTTCTCCTTCCATTCAGAAGTCAGCTATGATTTCTCGCACCCCAAAGAACTTTAATGACTGGGTACGCAAGAACCGCAGCCGAATCGGGCAAGCTGAAACCCTTCCATACTTCTTGAAGGATAACAGAAAGTATTGGCACCTGTCCGTTGAGGACGCGGCTGAGTACCGCCATGCTGACAGAGACGAAAAAGCCATAAAGCTTGCTTGGAAGAACAGAGACTTATTGAAATACAACATAGATGTAGATAATTCTGACATAGCAACATTAAGGCGAAATGCTAAAGCCTATGATGTTGATATATCAAGCTTTGAAAAATTCCTCACTACACATCAATTTAAAGAGAGTTTTGGAATGCTGACTGATAGTGAACGCTCTGTATTATCAGATATGTTCGACAAGTATGATGACAAGGTTCGTCAAGCTGTAGAGTCTTTCGGCAGGACAAAGAAAAGTTATCTAGCAAAGTTTGATTATAGCTATAATTTCGGCGATTGGAGGGATGGCATAACTAATAAGTTTGCAAATATCACTCCTACACAATTCGAACCAGTGAGCAAGATAAAACCAAAGTTGAAGGCTACCTATGATGAAGCTCGTAGGGAACTGCAAGACCTTCGTTCTATTCCGTTGAAGCCTAAGAAGCTGATAGATGATTTTGATGATTGGGAATTGGAGACTGCATTAGACGTCCAGGAAGCAGTTATGGCAGGAAAGAAACTCATGCAAAATCTGTATGGTCCAAACATTGATAACGTCAATTCTTGGATAAGAGTAGAATCGGCTCGCATAACAGAAGGCTGGGGCAAGGCTTATGAGGTCTTTCTTGACGAGTATCATAACGGCTTGAAGGAGGTCATGGAAGCTGCTACCCATCTGAACGAATTGAGAACAGCAGATTTGAGTATCATTCCTACAAGATGGATTCCTCGCTTCAATGATTATATCAAGACCATAGAAACTGCAAGGATTGATGTTCGAGGTTATGAAAGGGTTTATCGTGAGATAGAGGGTGCGTACAACATCTATAAGCTGTCTTCGGATCAAGATTTGATTGCGTATGGCTTAGATAAGCTATCCTTCAATACACCTCATACCATCGTGGAAGGTTTTAGAGGTATTGGGTTGAGTCCGACCAAATGGCTTGGAAAGAAAGAGTTCTACGATAGCTTTGATAAGTTTGTTCCTTGTATTAGCCTTAGCGGAAACAAAGCCTACTATTGGAGTAAGTATAAGCATGTTAGAATAGACTTCGATGGTCTGAAGGAAAGAATCTTAAATTCAGAATGGTATCGCAAGGGTCTCCAATATCACGAATACGGACACGCTAAAGCCGCATTACAAGGTAATTGGGAAGGAAATGCAGACTTCAAAAATCTTTATAAAAGGTTTTTTGCTGACTACAACAAGCCCGAATATAGATACGTAGATGGAGAAGGTGTTTCGCAATGGAAAATCGCTGATAGACTATTTGAAGAGCTCAAACTCGTAAAAGACAAAACGTATGATGTAATGGAACAATTTGGCAAAATCTCTGATACTTTGCAAGCTATCGACAAAGACCACAACTGGATACAGGGAATGTTAGGACACGACGTCGATTACTTCGCATCGAGTTTGCATAATTGTTTAGCTGATATTATAGCCCATTTAAGCGAAAATTATTGGTCTAACAATAAATACTTCAAAAAGGTTTTGCCAAGGCTTTATAATGAAGCTATGGCTCTCTATGAGAAGTATTATAAGCTAAACAAACCGACAAAAAGATAGGTGGTAGTCTATGGTTCTACCACCCATCTTGATTTTCTTTCGGTAGGACCTACGGCTGATTCATTGGTAATATAGGTCAGACCAAACTTTGTTTTAGTTTTCATTGCCTTGCGAATAGAGAGCATTATTTCTTCTCTCGTAAAGCCGCTAATAGGATAGTTTTGTAGAGCTAATTCTACTGCGCACATTTGAGCTACACCTGCATTTCCTTTGGTATAGTAGTTCACAACCTGTTCGTCTGTAAGCTCGTCCACGGACTTAACAGAGCATTGTTCTAGATATTCTTGTATATTCATGCTGCAAAGATAGTAAAAGTTTCCCAAACTACAATACGTCCGATTAAAAAGTTAGCAAAAGTTAGCAAACAGGCTATAAAGAAGTTTAAAAGTTAAACTATTGTAAGTACCTGGAAATAAGATAGTTGATATTTGGTTAATTCGCAAAAAACGACTATCTTTGCACTATCAAAATAAAAATAACAATTAAAAGATAAGAGCAATGAAATACGAAGAAACGTTTAAACAACAAATGGTAGTAATTGAAGCCATGGTAGAAAAGACCAAAAAGGCGAAGGAAGAGAACTGCGACCTTTATGCTCTCATTTACATGAGGGGATGGCTTAAAGGAATTGTAGATGATTTGGATAAGATTATCCCTTAACAACATGTTTTTAATTCTTAAAGGTAAGTAATTATGACACAGCAAGAATTTGAACAGCGAGTAGGAATATCGGTCAATGCTACCGAATACGCTTCCATCGAGAATGTATATATGGCAAGCGACCTAGATAAGGATGCTTTCTGCATTCTTTGGGAGAAGATGAACTTCAAAAGAGTTGCAAGAGCTAGAGAAGAGAAATCAGCTAAGTTGAAGGAGCAAATGAAGAAGGAACAGCTATTCGACATACTGAACAAGCCATACGGCAAAAACGAGTTCGGTACGCTAGCAGATAACTTCTACAGCAAAAGTGAAAAAGCTGTACTAGAAAGCATCGGAATCCACATGCAGCAAGAAAGAAATGGCATTCCATACTTTGTAAGCGTAGCATCAGTATTGGTTGATTTACGCAAATATTTGAAAGTCGCATAAGAAGGAAATGGTAGGGCTAACCACCCTACCTCAATACGATAAGAGCAATGAATACGATAAAGACGTTTATTCCATCAGAGTCAGTTGACGCATTTAAGAAGTTCGCTGAGAAGACAAAGCGCAATGTAGAAGGTTTCGACTACACCATTAGTAACCCACGAAAAAAGTTATTCCGTCATGCGGTAGTAGAAGATTGTCAAACCATCATTGGGAAGTATTGGCATGACATCTGTGACCTCACCATCAATATGCCAGACGAAAGTAATTGGAGATTGCTGGCCACATATAAGAATGGAGCCTTTACTCCTGCTGATACAACCAAGGAGTTGGTATTCAAGATTAAGGAGCATGGAGCTGATTACGGCAAATGCGACCTATGTGGTCATTGGTGTAACAACGCATACGTAATCGAGAATACGCAAACTGGCGATGAACTGCAAGTAGGTTGCGAGTGCATAAAAAAGTTCGGATTGAAGTACATTGACTTCCTCTCAGACTTTACACGCAAACTTTATGAGACCTACGACCACACCATCAGATATGCCACCGATGATGACTATGGAGACCTTATTCCAATTTGGGGTGGTCCTAAGGATAGTAGATATACGGATGCCATCTTGAAGAATGACATGATCGCCATGTGCAAGGCTCAGTATGACGAGTGCCCTGTTTACAAGAAAGGCTATTACGCAAATGGTCACTATTACCCATCAGAAACAATCGCCAAATTAGAGGAAATAAGAGATTCTAAGAAGTTTACGGTTGACTCCTCATACATAACAAAGGTCTGCGATTTTGCGCTCTCTAAAGAGCCTAAATCGCAATTCGAGGTTGAAATGCAGAAAGTAGCAAATGACTACTACACATTCTCGGAGCAGTTCGTTTATGCTTTCTTCCTGGTGAAGAACTACGAGGATAGCTTAAAAGGTGGTATTGATGCCATCAAGAAAGGTATGCAAGTCAAGGTAGTCGGTAAAGTCATTCAACAGCGCACAGAGCAGTCTTACTACGGAGAAATGGTCACAAACACCATCCTTACTAAAAACGGAATAGTCTGTGAAAGGGTTGGCAAAATACCAACTGCACAAAAAGATGGCGAGAAGACCACCGAGTTCTATGCTATCGTCAAGGGTGTGTTCAATGGAAAGGTTTGCCTAGACAGAGCTACTAAGAATCCAAAGAAAGAAATTGAAGTGGCAATGGAGATTTAGTTATGAGCGCATTCAACATCAACACCTATTATGGCTGTGAAACTTGCGAAGCAGCCAACGAATATGGTAATGGTTGCAAGCATGGTCTGTTATTCCCTGTCCTGCTTGTGATGGCTAATAAAAGGGAATGCCCAAATTATAGATTTCAAAGAAAGGAATAGTATGTGTTATAAAGACAGAATAGAATTAGAGCGACTTTTAGGTAGTTTTGTAACATCACCTAAAAGCCTTCTATCAGAAAAAGAGGTCAAATTGCTAAGAAAAGCCATGCGACTTATTGGTAGAGTAAATAAGAGATACGCGGATTTATACATGTAAATACGAAACGATATGAAATTGCAGGTTTATTTTTTATACAGAACCGATGAGCACCTATCAACAGACAGCAAGGAATTGCTCTTTATCGGCAACCTTCCAAATTGCATAAAAGCAGCAAGGAAGTTTAATGCTACAGATACTCAGATTAATGAACTTGGATATCAAAAGCAAAGCCAACTCAACAATGTAGGTTACGAGTTTATGCTAGAACAGCATACCCTAAACGAATATATAGTAGAACCATAAAATATACGATTATGAAGATATACAAATTGATATGGTATCTCTACACAGAGGACCAACTTAAAGAATCCCTCATCACCGATAAGGAAGTTGCAGAAAAACGTTATCAAGAGCTGAAGAAGTCTCTTTATCGTGGATGCTGGTTATCCCTCTCAGAATTAGTTGAAAACGAAGACCACGAACTAGTGAAGGGTGAAGGTCTTCATTATAACGACATTTAAAAGTTAGAGCAATGGAACAGAAGTTATTAGATTTGATTATCCATATAGGACAAGTTAGAGGTTGGGCTGTAGATGCTACAGATAATGGCAATGACCTTGCCTACATCTTCTTTCAGCGTTATTCTCCTGCTGGTCAAGATTTCAACATGTCAATCGAAATGCCAAACAATGACACGAATGAGTTTTTGAAGAACCTCGATGATTACTACGAGAACTTCGATCCAGATAGTGAAGCCCTAAACTGGTGTGACAAAGAAGGTCATGGTATAAATGGAGCACCCAAACGCTTGAAGGATATCATCATTGATTTCGAGGAAATCGAAAAGGAAATCAAAGAACTCCTAGAAGTGTTCAATCTTCAAATAGAGGAACTAGAGAAAGCTGCCATTCACAAGGTTAAAGTGCAAGTCACCGAATACCTGCAAAAGGTAGTGGAGGTTGATGCCATCAATGGCAGTGACGCATGCGATAAAGTCGAAGAAATGGTTAATGGATCAGAAATCATCTTGACCGCAGACGATTTCACAACAAGAAACATTGAGCCTTATGAAGATAAGTAAAACTACACAAGCTGTGCAAAAGCTAAAAGATGGAGATTTGAAAGGAGCACTCTCCATCTTTTCTACTTTTAAGTATGATTTCACAAGGGATGAACGTAGAATCATGCGAATTGCATACGAAACACTTTGCGGACATGGCGCTTTTTATCAATCATTAGGAATTGATGCTAGTCAGATGATAGTAGATGCGGTAACTATACTAAACGCTAAGTATCTGAATAACAATAAGTTAAACTAA